TATTTGAGCTGAACCTGAAATTATACCTGAACCTGCTAAACTAGAAATTACTTGAGCGGAGGAAGATACAGTACCTGCTGCAGCACTTCCAGCTCCAAATCCACTTGCTGCTGCTGAAGCTGATATTTGAACTGAAGAAGATATAGTACCGACTGGGATAACAAAGGAACCAGTTTGATCGGAAGTTACAAATGAACCTGTTGCAGTATTAGGTACATAAGTACTAGCTTTTGCTAGCTCAACCCAAGCTCCGTTATGAGCATAGTAAGCTTTGCCTGTAGCATGCACATGGGCAAACATTCCGTGATAGGTATTAGCGCTTGGTAGGTCATTTAAGTTATTGTAGTGAAATCTTATTTTATTCTCTTGACCGGTAACATCTAAAATACCATCTATTGATTGATTGCCTGAGAAGCTGTTCGATCCAGTAGTAGCAAAAGAGCCTGTTACTCCTTTTAAAGAATTTACTTGCGGTTGAATGGATCCTGTAAAAGTGTTTAAAGAAGATATATCTACGGTACCGGACCCAAAACCGCTTGATGCTACTGAAGCAGATATATATGCACTAGATACTATATCTTGTACTTGGGCTGATGATGAGACTGTACCGTCAGGGGAACCAGAAATAAATCCAAGTCCAGTTATTTGTCCGGAGCTACTTACTATTACAGGAGTACCTTCTAAATTATCAAAAGCTAGAGATCCGGTTAAAGAAGTAGCATGAAGTGAACCTGTTACTTTCAAGTTAGCAGATACTCTATAAAAATCTGAACCAGTAGACCAAATTGAAGATCCGCCGCCACCACCACCGGCTAAAGAAGATAAGTCTACAGAATTACCGCTTGAAATAGTTAAGTTATTACTTACTGAGTTAAAACTTAGAGTTTGGTTACCGCCTTCCGAGCTAGAAATAAACCCTAAAGCAGTTATCTGTGCAGATGAGGAAACAGTTCCGTCTGGTGCAAGTTCTTGTTCTGTTGAAGTAACTTCACCTGTTTCACTAACTGTAGCTTTAACTACGTCTTTAACTATAGATAAATTATCACCAGAACCGCTAACAATTGAAAGAGAAGATGTAGTAATTAGAATATTACCTATTCGTATCGCATCAGATTCTCCAGTCATAGTAGCTACGACTTGACCTTGTTTGACAAACTTTAACGAAGCAGTAGTAAGATATAAGTCTCTCCAGGGGCTGTTCTGAGAGCCTAAATCATATAAACCGCTAGAATCAGATAAAGCTTCTGGTATCAAAGAACCAGAAAAAGTCTGGGTACCTGTAAAGGTACTAGAACCTGAAATATTTAAAGATCCGGTAAAGCCACCTGAGCCGCTAATATGACGACTAATCTGTTTCCAATCTAATCTACCCATATTAGCTAAATTTACCTACTAATAAAATTTTATCGTCTCCATCTAAATTATACCCTAAACCGCTAAAAGTAATAACTATATTACTCCCTGATTCAGCAACAGTTCTGTTAGCTTCGGCTACTATCAAACCATTAATATAGACTTCAAAGCTTGATTGATTGACTGAAAAGCCGGTAGGAGCGGTAGCAAAGGAGTAGCTATTAAAAGTGGCTGTATTATTAGTTTGAGAATCAGCTTGTGCGCTTGATCTTAAATTTATAAAAGTCGCCTCGTTAGATAAGACTCCTGTAGAAGTTGAAGCTCTTGATGCTCCGGTTAAACTATTATCAAAAAATCTCGCACTACCTTGTCTAACTTGTGTATTTGCTCTTCTATTAAGAATTGCCATCTGTTACTACCTCCGTTCCAAAAATTAAAGCCGCTTTTGAGTAAAATTTATTTATTCCGTTTAATTGAGCATTAATTGAATCTGATATTATATGACCTAACATATTGATACTAAATTCAGTCTTTACCTTTCTGTCTTCACCTTGATTTAATTCAGTAACTGTAGTATAATTATCAATCATAGCTCGAAAACTAAATTTTTCTGAGTCACCCCAATAAGCATCAGATGCAAAATTTATAGATTCGACTATTTTATTCATTTGCTCAATATAATCGGTAAATACTATACAGGAATAGACTAGATTAACGTAATCTGGTATTATTACTCCGTAGTATTCGTCAATTTCATTTCTATTATTTAGTATCGAAAATCTATCGTAAACATTTTTATTAGAGAAATTTTTCTTAAAAACTCCAAAATTAGTAGGATTATTAGCATCCATCTTATTTCCAAGATTACGATTTTTCTCAATACTATCTCTCTTATACATAATCAACGGTGCCTGAATCTTCCCATTTTTGTCACGATAAAATCCATCTTTCTGTACTGCCGCCCATCTCTCAGGAGACCCGTATATAATAGGAACATTCTTTTTATTACTATTTTGGATAACAGAAGGTCTGATTACGTTGTTGAAGTAGTAGACTATTGTTTCGTCTATATCTCTTAAGCCTACACTAAACTTTTTAACGTTATCGTTCTTTACCGAGCGTCTTTCAGCACGACTTTCTTTGCCATCAAAAGTGGAGATACCGTCAGTAGTGTAGGATTCTCTTAAGTCATCGGAGAGCTGTCTTTGACTTTTAGGTACAGGCTTTTGTACTGCCATTATTCTCTCCCTTTATAATTACGAGTAATATGGGAACGTAAACCTTTATTGAACTTTTTCAATGCCTGAAGATAATCAAATAATTTACTATCGTCTGGGTATTGTTTGATTGCTTTCTCAAAGTCTTTTTCAAATTCTCCCATATTAGTTCTAAGATCTTTCAATGGAGTATATTCTACTTTAGAAAAGAATGTACGAGTTTCAGGATCGTAGCCGGTTGGGACGATTTTGCCTCTATTCCTTCTATCTACTTCAGTATATAATTTATCTATTTTACTCATACTACCTCCGCTATACCTACTTTATCTCCTCTTGTTAGGTGACAGTCTACTATGATGGATATACTCTTACCGAACTGTGAGCCATATTCGGTAAAGTTATAGCTATTGTCTCTCCCTAAGAATAGTTGATTTTCTCTTACCGTATCTACCTCGTAGTAATCTTCGTGCCATAGAACAATATCTCCTACTTCGGGCACGACTTGTATGTCGGATAGATCTTCTCTTAAAAATGCAAACGATGACTCTCTACCTAGGTCTGGACCAAATTCATCTATATTAACTACTTGGTCTCCTCTAGTAATTAAACAGTTAATTTTAGTAGGAGTATAAAAAATCTTACTTAGAGATTCACCGTATATATTAATCTCAGTATCTTCAAGAGATAACTTATAGTAGAGTATTTCTTGCTCAATGACGTCTTTAAGTAACTCTCTATTTATTTTAGTAAGTAAATTAAAATCTCTAGTACTTCCAAATATCATTACGACCTCTCTATAGTCTTAGTGGCTATTTCAAACCGCTTGATTATAGGAGATTTCATGGCTTCTTGGCGAACAAATTTGAAAGCTGATTGAGGATCGGATTTGGTACGGACTTTTACGTCATACATCGAAACGTCCCGTCCTTCTTCGTTACCGGCTGTATTTACAATAGTTACTCCTTTTACGGCTCTAATAACATCTGCAACATCCATTACTGAACCTTCGTCTGAATAGGTAACTCTTACAAGCCCTTTAAAGATCTTATTGTCTTCTTCTAATAATAAATCTATTAAACTAATCATTATCCAACGTATATTGTCATAGGTACATCTGAAAGAGTGTCTTTTAAGAATCTACTTTCATTGCTTTTTCTTTCTAATTGAGCCTCTCTTGAGGTCTGATCTAACATCTCTCTAAGGTTAGTAAGTAATGCCTCTTTTTCTGATCTTGCATCGGCCAACAAATCAGCCTGGTTTAAAGTTGCTTCTGCTCCCGGAACTGGTACGGTTTGGTACTTTCCTCTTACATAAGCTAAAAGTTCTCTTGTTAGAGCAAGTGTATACCTGTATACCCATTGCCTGGCAACTGAGTTAAGTTCTGAATATGTAGGGTTGTCGTAAGGTACTTCTCCTACGTTAGTAACCAAGCCTGTATCGGTAGTGTTTACTGCGCCTTGTTTATCTTCTAACTTGTAATATTCAAAGAATAAGTTTTGAGCTTCTCTCGGTACAGGAAATAATTTAAGTTGATTATTAACTATTTCAAAGCTGTAGCCTGATCGTCTAATTTGATCATTAAACTCAATAGCCTGTACCTTTAGTGCGTCGTAAGAGGCAGGCATTAGTAGAAAGTTAACTCCAGGACTAAAAGAACCGAAATCAAAAGCATCCATTAAAGATTGAACTCCAGTACCTGTTCCTGCATACGGATCAAAGTATCTTAAAATAGCAGGAGGAGCTTCAAAAAAGACTTTTCTTACCTCTATTCCTCCAGTAATTCCTTCTGTAGTAGCCCATGCATCTAAATCGTAATTCTGTATTGATGCAGTTAAAGGTAGTGAACCGGTATATTTTGTTACGTTTCCTCCAACCCCAGCTTCCGTACCGTAATTACTAGAAACTTGTACTACTCTATTAAGAGTCGGATCTATAAGTTTATTGTTTAGGTTACTGCCTGTTTGACCGCCTTCTAAGGAAAGGTAGTTCTCTCTAATTTTATATTGAAATATTTCGTTACCGTAAGTAGTTACAGCTTCTTCGAAACAGGCATAGAATGAGCCAGAATTTAATTCGACATCCATTAAAGGAAAACCTAAACGGGTACCGCAAAAACTAGCTACCTTGTCTGCATCAGCCTGAAAATCGGTGTCAGTATCGTAAAATCCGAAAGGAGTTGAACCGGTAGTAAAAGTAGAACTACCGCCCCAAATGGAGATATTGGCCATCTTATTATAATTTTATATATAAATAGCAGTAAATCCTACTCCCTATAAAGGTCATATACACTTAAAATAGGAGAAACTATTTCGTGTCTATGATTCTCGATAAGAGTAAACGTTCTAAAGCCTTCTACATTTTCTTCTAATCTATTTAAAAACGAAAATCCTGAGGTTCTTTTATCTCTCAAGTCTATCTGAGCTACGTCTCCGCATATGACCATTTTGCTATTTTTCCCAAGACGGCCTATTACTGCTTGCATTTGAGTATGAGTGACGTTTTGTGCTTCATCTACTATGACAAAAGAGTCAACAAAAGTACGTCCCCTAATGAAAGCAAACGGAACTATTTCGATAGTACCTTTTTCTACTTCTTTATCTATCTTCTCTTTACTATATAACATGTATAGATTGTGATATATAGGAGCTAACCAAGGGTCCATCTTCTCTCTAATATCTCCTGGTAGGAACCCGATATCTTCTTTAGAAACCGTAGGACGGGTAATGATTATTTTATTTATTTCTCTGGAGAAAAGAAGGTCGAGAGCTGATTGAGCGGCTAATAACGTTTTTCCTGATCCGGCTCCACCTTTTAAAACTGTTATTGGACTTTGTATTATAACTGCTTTTGCTTTCTTTTGTTCCTCGTTAAGTTGTATGTTGAATTTTATTGGATTTTTTGGTTTTCTTTTCATTTGATACACATCTGAAGTGTGTGGAAGAGAACTCATACAATAAGGGCTAGAGGTTAAAATTTTAGTTATCTATAAATAGAAGATATACCTAACCTTTTAAGCTTTTTTCTGTATAATAAACCATTCAGTACCGTTGCACCAAACTGTTATACCTTCGTATGCCTTGTTTATTCTATAAGCAGCAGAACTACCGTCTAAATTTTGACTT